TACATTTGCTGGCGATGGATATGCTCCAGCTACAGGACTCAATGTAGTTGTTCCTGCTGTTGAAGCTGGTTGAAAATCCCATCCTGTAATATCATTGTCTATTTGTACTTTAGTAGCATGAATAGCCATCCAATCATTAGTATTTTGAATTTTTGAATTAAAAGAAGGAGAAGAACCATTTTTAATTTTTACAAAATTTGATGCTGCATTTTGCATAAATATACAAGGAGAGGCTGTTCCTGCTATAATAGTAGAATCTTCTATAATTATTGTTTGACCTGTTCCTGTAGAAATATTTATACCATAAGTTGTAGTAGTACTAGTGCTTCCTCGTAAAGTTGTATTATTTGTTGTTGTTACTACATTATTATTTCCTGATAATGCTAAACCATCTGAAAATGTCTGTAAAGAAGTTACATTGTTTAATGTAACTGTTACAGGATTACTACTAATTGTCATTCTTGCACTTGTACTGGCAGTTCCTGAGTATCCCATTGTCATTCTTTTTAATGTAACATTACCACTAGAGCCTACACTAAATAATGGAGAATTTGCATTTAAAAAAACAGCAGGAGAATCTATTACTAAATAATAACCTACTTGTGATGATGCATCTACTAATCCATTTGTTGCGCTAGTTGCAAGAGTCATTGATACATCTGCTATAATTGTACAAGGATTAATACTAGTAGTAGAAACATTTGGTATTAATTTTCCACCAGCTGTAGCATTAGGAGCTAGACCTATAGAAGCTTCATTAGTTATTATTCCTGTAGTAACTGTGTTTATATTTACTGTTGGAGTAAAAGTGTTTAAATACACAACATCACTTGTTGTATTGGGATAAAGGGGTAAAGTAAAAGGAACTACCCATGTAGATGTAGTGCTATTCCACTCATTCCAAGTAGTACTTACATTCCAGCCTGTGCTAGCTATAGCTTTATAAATAGCCATAATTTTTAATTATTAGAATTAATAAAAGCTTGTTGAGCAGCAATACACTCTTCAATTGTTAACCCAATTAGAAATTCATTTTTTGTACAAACATCTCCTTGATAAGATTTCATTGAAATGCTATACTTAACCTCTCCTGGGCTTATTACAAATGTATATTTAATATCTATCATGATTTTTTATTTTAAACGTAATCTAAGTGTTCTCTATCTACCCAATTAAAATCGTATCCTGACTGAGCAGAAACAGCAGTTGTTTTAGTTACTGCACCACCAGGAGCTACCTCTAATTTTACTATTGTCCAAGCATCTATAGTGCCTTCAGGAGTGTTTAGTTTGGCAGTACCACAATAATAAATAGTACTATCAACACTATCAACAGCAAATCTATTTTCTATACCACTAGATAATATGTTAATATTAGTACTCATAATTATGCAGTATATACTATTAAAAACTCTGTTCCTGCAGCATTATAAGTTATTGCGCTAAGTGTATTGTTAACAGCTCCCGCATCTATGCTTATTACTTCACCTGCCATAAGATTTGCTCCTAAAACAGTACCTGTTGCTGATCCTACATTAGCAATTGATATTGAATATACTCCTGTAGGAATTGCTGGAGTTGTCGCACTAGTTCTTAACATAGTAGGAGTAACTGTTTTAGCTGCAATAGTAGTTGGTAAAGGTTGTGAAGATGTAACAGCTTTTGCTACTCCCGACTCATTATATATAAGCTGATTACCTATAGGACTTGCAACAGTATCTCCATTTTCATATTGAGTACCGCCTCCGCCACCACCACCTGTGCTGGAAACTAATAGAGCGCCGTCTTCATTTACAACTGCTTTATTATTTAATCTGCCTACGATGGCAACTTCTAATTGTGGCATAATTCAAAGGTTTTAATTTTACGAATTTAGTAATTTTTTTATTTCAGTGTATGAAATATTGTTATAATTTGTTGTATCTGACGTACAAACTGCATCTATACAATGATAAATATCTCTAGTATCATAATTAGTCAAGATATCTAATTTTCTTTGAAAGTTTCTAAGATTATCATCTTCATCACAACATACGGCACCGTAAGATAATCCTGTAACAAAATTTTTTACTTGCTGACAAAACAAAGTTTTTTGTTCTAATAAGGCGTTATTAAAATTAGTTATTTCTTCAGGACCTGAAATAACTGGATTTTGCATAAACTCTCTCGCCATAGTTAACAAGTTTTACATTCTGTTACTACTTGACAATATTTTTGTGCTGCTGTAAGAATATTTTCAGCAGTGTCATAATCTTCAATTTCAAAAGATGTTTGTATTCCATAAATGAATATTTCCATCTGGTCAACCTGTTCTTTTAATGTAGTTACTTCTGCTGAAGAACATGCATCTAAAAGTTTAAGAACAAGATTGTCTTTACAATTTAATAAATTGCAAATAAATAATTGTATTTGAGAATTTGAATAGACTTGAGTTAAACTAGAACTTACAGTATAATTAATTATATAAATACCGTCTGATAATGTCCAATTACCGTCTGTTAATATAGGATAAGTTTCTGCTGTAGAAGGACGTAATACTAATTCACTGAATACATCATAAGTAGCATCTACTGAAAATCCTGAAATTACTACAGGAGAACCTAAACTTTGTGAAATATTTACTGTGTAAGTTCCTCCATTATTGTTTCCTGTTCCTGTTAAAAATGCTGTGATTTTTGTTCCAGGAATGATTCCTGCACCAACTAATGTTTGTCCTATAGCAAAAGTACCTGATCCATGTGTAGTATCTGTAAATGTAGTTCCTGAAATAATTCCTACATTACTTACTGCTACAGGTGATACATTTCCTGTGAAATAATTGCTGACATTTATTCCTGCAGTTATTAATGTAGAAGAGCCTATATTTGGGCTTCCCCAACCTCCAACATTAGTTGTAGCATTATATACTCCTGTAGTATCTGTAATACTAACTTTATTACATTTATTTGTTAAGGATAAAAGAGCTTTAGGTACAAGAGCCATAATAAATTTATTTTATTATAAAAGTATTAAAAATATAGTAGCCCACCGCATTTGTGACAGCAAATTTGCGGCAGGCTACTGTTGGGTTGGAGAATTACTCGTTAAAGTCAGATGCAGCAAATCCTAATATTGTATTCAAAACATCGTAAGCATTATTAGTAGTAGATAATGTACCTACTCCACCTACATCATTAAGGTTTGCATATAATATTACATTTCCTTTACCACCATCTCTTGATACTAAACCTGTAATAGTTTCTTCCCAAGAAATATTAAGTGCTCCGTATTTAGCAGTTAAAGCTGTTACACCGCCTACACCAGGGATTTTAACTACTTGATCACGTGGAATAGAAGGTACAGCCAATTGGTTGTTTTCTCCTTCAAATCCGTAGTTCATGTACTCATCCATAGCAACTTTTTGCCATACACCTGCACCGTCTCTAGCACCATCACTTTTAACTGGAACACTTGGATCAGAAAAAGTTACAGTGAAACGATTTGCATAGTAATCACGGAAAGTGTTTACGTTAAATGGAGCAACTACTCCTGTAATACGAATACCACAGTTTCCTGGAGTTGCTACAACACCTGCTTGAGTTGCTGCAGTAGTTCCTTCTGCAACTTCTGCAGTAGCTCCTGTATAAGGAGTAGTCATAGTAAATCCTGCTGTAGTTCCTAAAGAAGCTACTTCATACATTGTACCAGCAATGTTAACATAAGTTCCTGCTGCTAAAGCTTGTCCAGCTGCTGCTGCTCCTGAACCATTAGTAAAAATAACTGCTCTAGAACCGTTAGTTACTAAAACGTGAGTAGCTACTCCTGTAAAAGCTACTTGAGCTCCTGCACATGTTGCTTCAAATTTCAAATAACCATTTGCTGGTTCTTGTGCGAAATTTTTAGTACCATTTTTTACAAGAGCCATTGCTATAGAAGCTTGTGTTCCTGCTGCACCAGAGTCAATAGGACCTGCGAACAAGCTCATAGGTTGAGAACGGTTAGCAGCATCGTTATCTCTTTTACGGATTTTAATCCAATACTTAGTATTAAGAGATGAACTCAATGCTCCCGCTAATGTACTAGTATTATAACCAACATAAGTTACTTGTTGTACAGCAGCTTTAAATTTGCTGGTAGTCATTGACATAGTCGCCTTAGTAATCATAGGAGATTTCATCAAAGGAATTCCTGCTCCTCTACCTTGCACAACAAAGAATTTGTCTGTTGTTCCGTAACTAGCAGCGTTTAATCGACGCATCCCCATATCACACAATACTACTGCTCCTGCAGGTAAATTTGCGTCTGTTACAACACTTCCTGCTGCAACACCATTGTTTACATTTGTTACAGTTACTGCTGAGTCACTCAAAAGTACGCTGTACACGTTGTTTGCTTTTCTTAACATTTTTGTTAAATTTTAAATTAATAATAGTTTTCTATTTATTTATTCTAGTTCCTTAAAAGGTTCTACAATCTGTAATTTTTGTTCTTTGACACGTTGCAACATTAAATCTGTTGCTATGTCTACTATCACAACATGAGTTGAATCATCTAATTCACAGTTTCTTTGATTATTTATAGTTGTTCTGTTAACTACAATATCCTCAGGATTTTTAAGATACCTCATGTGATAATTGGTAACGTTAAAAGTTCCATCTGTGATTAGTTCATGGCGCTTTGCAGTTCTAGGAGCAGTAGGGTTGATACCTGTAGTCGATCTGCTGAATTCTGAGCGCCATACTCTAGCATCTCCGTAACTTTTGTAGAAAGGTTTTTTATACTTACTCCAATCGTAACGTTGAAACTCGTTGTGAGCTACCTGTACTATATAAGCGATGATATCATCACCTGTACGGCAGTCTGTCTTATCAATTGTACACTCTTCGAAAATTGTATACATGTGATTTGACGGTAAATCAAAGAACTTTCCATATTGGGTAACGCCAGTTTGAGATGCTGAAGGGGTTAAAGAAGCAGCGTCTTGTATTAACGCTGCCAGTCCCTGGTCTCTTATTTCAATCTCTTGAAAGCCTTTACCTTTACGGTTATTCATTTCGTCATAAAATTTCTTTACATATAACTGCTGTGCTTCTGTTAAAACAGAAGATAACTCAAAATCTTCATATCCTGGAGAACCAAAACTAGATGATCTATCTAATTTTAACTCTAAAGAATCGGCCATTTGGTTTGCAGTCATAATTTAAATTTTATCTTTTTGACATTTCAATTTTTGCTTTAATACGCATTTTTACTTCTTGGTTGTCAGGATTAAGAATGTAGTTTACAACATCTGTAAGGTCTCCTAATTCTGCACCATTATCTAAAGTATATCTGCGATCTGCTTTTCGAATAATTGCTCCAGCTTCTACAGCTTCTTGAACAAATATTCTTTCGTTGTATTGTGGATGATTAACAATTTCTAAGAAGTATTCAGGACGACTTTCAACGATAGTTAATACTTCGTTTTTCATCCAATCTTCTGTAGCACTTGCAGGAATTCCTCTACCTAAAGATTTAATAAATCCTATGATAGAAGCTTTACTACTTGTAATCTCTGCGAATTTAACATAAGCATTTGCTTTTACACTTGCTTCTGCTAATTTCTGAGTAGTTACTTTTCCTTCATCTACAATCATAAACTCGTAAGTAGCTCTTGTATCTCTCTCCTCATAAGATGGAGAAATAAGATTTTTGTTACTTAAAAGTATTTGATACTTTAACATATCCATTGGAAGATTTAAATTTAGAGTTAATCCTTCTTTTGTTAGGATTACTCTACTTCTACGATCAACTCTCCAGAAGTTTACATCTGGTGCTGCCATAGGATTTAAATTAACTCCAATCTCTTTTTCAAAGAACTCTTTCTGAGTCATTCCTAATGGAAAAGACTCCATGTATTTTTGAATTTTAACTCGTCGTTGGTCATCCAAAATTACTTTAACTCCGCCTCCACGTGCCTCTGAATTAAGAGGAACTTGAAAACTACGTTTTACTTTGTTGTACAAAAAAGGATCCTTTTTGTTATCCTGATTTGCAACTAATAGGTTACTCCATTTACCCGATGATTCTACAGGTTTTACTTTTACAATCCTGTCTTGAAGAAAAGTACCGTATACTACTTTTTCTTCTAATTCTGCTGTCTTACTCATTTTTGCTGTCATTTGTTTTTTAATTCTCTTTTTAAAATAACCCGTGGAAGGCGTTCAACTCTCCCACGGGGTTATTTATCATCTATATTAGATAGTTGTTGTGTCTACTGAAAGACGTAGGTCAACTACTTTTGTAGGATCTTCGATCATCATACCACCCCATTTTTGGAAGTGTACTGAATAACCGTCTACTGGAGAAGCTACCATTTTTGGTGAACCTTTTCCTGCAGGGGAGAAAGGATCTCTCATACCAGGGATATAAGCCCAATTGTAATCAGGAACTCCTTTAGGTTTAACTCGGTAGATACCAGCGTTATCGCCATAATCAAGAGCCAAGATTCTGTGAGATTCTGTGATACCTTTTCCATCAGGGTGACGTTGAGGGAAATAAACATCATCATCAAAGAAGTCAAGGATTTCTACTTGGATAACAACACCGTTGTACCATTCGTAAATATTCCATTGTGGCTCCATTGCACCTTTAGTGTTGCTACCTCCTAAGTTTCCAGCATCTGTGTTTTTGAACAAGAATTTATCAGAGATAACTGTAAATTTACCTGTACCAGTTTTAGCTTGGATTTGTTTAGAGATTTCGATAGCACCGAACTCACCTGTTAACAAGTGGATAACACGTTTTCCACGCTCGATTTTACCAACACCCATATCCAACAACATTTCCAAATGCCAATCAAGGTCATAAGTATTGTAGTAGTGAACGTTAGAAGGAGCGATTTGAGAAAAGAAACCAGCACCTGATTCAACAGCATACTTAGTTTTATCGTCTTTGTTCAAATATTTGTGGTCAGCTGTCCAGTTTTTCTTACCGTACATCAACATACGTGCGAACATTTCTTCACATTGGTGATGTGCAACTAAATCTTGGTAGTTAATCCAAATAGACTCTTGTTGTCCTTTATAGTTAAAACCAAATTCAAGTGGCTCATTTTTACCTTTGTTAATTGTGTTACCTGCTACTTCATATTCCATACGCATTGTAGACGGACGGTTTTCCATTCTCCAAGGAGATGTGAAGTAAGGTTTAGCACCTTGGTAAGAAAGAGTCGAAGGAGACAAAGAGTAGAATTTAGACCAACGTGTACCAATTGCTAATTCGTCAGAAGGAACAGATTTAGTGTTGTTGTCAGATACTAATTCAACTTCAACTTTGTAACGAGAACCAGCTTCGATAACTCGTTTTACCAATAAATGATACTCATCAGAGTTACCACGTAAAACGTTAGTTTCTTCGAACAAAGGCTCGTCAAAAATCATATAAAAACGTTGTCCGTTAGCACCTACATTTGCAGGGAAGCTAGCTGCTGACATACTTAAACCGTCAATAGTCTCAACGTCAACTAGTGGCAAGTTTTTGTCGTGTTGACCTTGCAACATCCAGTTGTAGAAACCATTTTCTTGTTCTACTTCTTTAACAGGGAAACGATCTACAAATTCACGTAACTTACCTTGCAAGTTAGTTTTGTAGATTTGCTTGATCACATTAGAGATCAATTGCGGTTTTTGCTGATACAATGAATGGAAGTGATTATCAGTCACCAAACCATTGTAATCTTTAGCTTCATACCGTTGTAACGGGAGTAATTGAGCCATTTTTTGTTTGTTTTAAATTATTAATTAATTATCTATCTATTTTTAAAAGCACTATCTAACATGCTTAAAATTCCTTCTGTTTTCTTAGAAGTTTCAACGGAAGTATTTCTACCTACGCCTCTTTCTTCTTCAGCTGCAATGATTTTATCTAAATCATTAATAGCTGCTGTTTTTGCTACTTGTTTTAATTTAGAAATGTCTGGTTTAAATTTACCTTCTTTATCTAAATTAAATAATCCTAGAGTGTCATAGTAATTTATCAACATCTCAAATTCCACTGGGTTCCTTTGTTGTTTATACATTAAAGAGTTAAACTCTTTTCCTGTTTTAGGGTCCGTGTGGACAGGATTCATTATATTGTTTTTCAATTTATCCTTAGCTACTTTGTTAAGATTTAAACCATCTATAAAAGTTTCACGTGAGTCTATGTTACTTAATAACTGCTCAAATGCTTTTGTCTGTGCTTCTTGTTCAGCTTTAGTTTTTTCTTGTATTGCTTCACGAGACTTATCTATATAAGTTTTAGCACTTGCTTTTAATTCTGGTACTGCTTTAAGAGCTTTTTCTTCTAACTTATTAATTGCAACTGCGTCTTCGATTGCTTCTAATGCATCTGCATCGGAAAAATTCTTAGCTTTTAATTGCTCCCAATAAATTTGCTTTTGAAGATTTTCATCTTGTTTAATAGCATCTTCGGATACATTGTCAAAGAACTCTAATCTTTGGGCCATTAAGATAGCTTGGTCAGTTTCGTCAAATGCATCTTCGATTTCTAAGAATCTTTTCTTTGCAGGTGATAAACTTTTTTTCCAGTTATCTTCTTTAGCTTTAAAATTTGTTTCAACTGTTTTGTTTACTAGTTCTTTTATAGAATCAAAATTGCCAGGCATTTCGTCTAGCTTCTCCATCTCTTCTACTGTTAGTACACCTGCATTAACAAGTTCCTTCATTAAAGCTTTGTAAACAACTTCATTTTTACTTGTAGAATCAGTATTTGGTTTAGTCTCTGTTGTAGTTTCAACTGTTTTAGTTGTAACTGAATCATCTCCTTTTTCAGCTACTACAGGTTCTAAACTAAATTCTTCATCTGCAGAAGTAGACGTTTCTACTCCTTCATTCTCTTCTCCTTTTACTGCAGAATTTAACTCTGCTGCTGACATTATTTGAAGTCCTTCAAATAACTCTTCATTATTGGTACTCATATTTGCTGTCTTATTTAAGTTACAATATTAAAATTATTTTAATAAATAGCATTTAATATTTTTATGAAATATCAGAATGCTATAGCTTTATTTAGTTGTTTTAGGCTTTTGTTTCATTATTTCCTCCTTAACCTTATTACTTCTTATCTGTTCTGCTAGTTTTTCTTCTCCTAATCGTGTTTGCGCATCTTTGTATTCTTCATCGATATCTGTGCGACGAATATCTAAAATATCAGCAATTCCATTATTATCAGAATCTAAATTAGCCATGTGACGTCCGTGAGTTCCAACTTCTGTCATTGCTGCTATCTGTAAATCAGCTGCAATTTTTTCGCGTTTAACGGAAATCTCATCTTCATGTTTCTTTAAGTCTAATTCTTGTTTAGCTTGTGCTTGTTGATCTGCTAATTGAGCAGCTTGTTGTTGTTGGGCAAGTTGTTTTTCTTGCATTGCTTGTTGTTGCTCTTGAATTTTTCTAGAAGATTCTTCAAGTCTCTTAGCAATTTCTTGTACAGATTCTGATTGAGAAATAGCAATTAAGTCAGAAATAGTAGCTTGTCCATTTTGAATAGCTGCTTGTGATAATGAACGTAGATCGTTATACAATTGTGTATCAGCATTAGAGTTAGATACGTGGATATCATATTCTGACATTACAAACTCGTCAAAGTTACTAACCAATACTTGTTCCATATCGTCTAATAAGAACTGCCCTTTTTTAGGATTAGTTTTATAAGCGTATTTACAACATTCAACAAATTTGGTTAACACTCGTTTTCTAAAGTTATTATCGATAGCAAACCATTTTTCTGTAATGTGCGAAGTTTGTGCTACTTCACGTTCTACATTATTTACTGCTTCACGGTTTTCTATTTGGCCTTCGCGCGCGCCTGATACACCTGCAATTTTTCCTAAAGTTCCTTCTATATCTACAAGTAGATTAGTGTACATAGATATTGCATTAGGGTCGCCTATATTTACTTGAGTAGCAGTAAGCGTATTAAATGCGCCTGCTGATTTTCCTTGTGAAGGGCCTTTTAGAATCTCGTTAGTTGGATCGAGCCATGCAAATTTATTCATGGTAACATATCTCATCCATTCTTTTGGATCCCAACCTGAAGGTACCATTGCTGAGTTGATAGCAGCAAAGGAACCCTTGTATGTAGCTATTTCGAGTTCGCGTTTGTAATAAGCGATGTCATAAGAATAGGCGAGAGGTTTCATGATGTCCATAAGTGATTGCACTTTGTAATCATTGGTAGAGTTGACAGAGCCAACATACGGAGGGGTTCCTTTAGATTTATTTACAAGGGATTTAGAAGCATACGGCACTGGGCGTAACATAGCATAAATATGGTCAGCAATCTTTGTACCTTCCATCCATTCATTTACCCAAATCCATTCAACTTCTTCTCCTAAAGCTTTGTTAGGTTTGTAGTCTTCAGGAACGTAATCATATTGCTCCTGGCCTTCATCATCAAAGAATTTTAGTTTGCCTATCTTTCTTCTCGATCTCCAACATACTTTAAGTGCACGAACATTTCCATAGGTATCAAAAGCTCCTGCAAAAGTTCTAGTTCCCATTTCATTTGGATGGAAAATAGATAATGCTCCTTGTTCGCCGTAATAATCATAAACTGAAATATCTCGGTTTAGACCAATACCTCCTCCTCCAATGGAAGCATCTACTTTACCGCGTTCTAAGTAGTCTATGTCGTCAGGAGTTAATTGATCCCAATAATCATCTATAATTTGTCCTACAGATCTATAGCCATATTCTACTATTATGTCTGCATCCTCAATATACATTGAGTTGCCTCCCATTGTATAAAGATTCATAGGATTCACACGACGCATAACAGGATTACCTCCTAATACACCACAATACATTATTTCCTCACCTCCAACAAGTAAATCTTCAAATGTTTTAAGGAAAGTAAAATCAAAGTCTCCTTCTTTGTATTCTTTTTTAAGGATTTTATTTGCTGTGATTTCTGCTACATCTTGGAATTCATAAGATTGATATTTCTTTAATTGCTCAAGACGTTTTTGTATTTCTTCAGGTGTGACAGATTCTTTTTTAATGATATCAGTTAATTCTCCTTTTATCTGCTCCATTAATTGTTGCTCTTTACGAGATATGCCATCTGAGTCATTTCCTGAAATATATACTTTAAACTCTTTCTTTCTTTTAGCATACTCTCCTAAAAGTAGGTTAATTTTTGAGTTTTCTATTCCTATATGTTGGAAGCTTGCTGGTAAAGATTCTAAGTCTAAGTTATCAGGATTGATAAATTTCTCAAAATCTTTTACGTTGATTATATTAGCCCTAAGGTTATAATTACTTTTTTTGTTCTTAAAATTAGAACGTAAGTTAACATCTGAAGTTAATAAATGTTCTGCGAAGTCTATGTTCTTCTTGAACCAATTATCATCTTTTTTACTATCAGGTAACTTTTGCCGCGGGAAGCTTATATATCCCTGCATCGCAATTGGAGAACTTTGCGCCATACTAATAATTTATTTAAGATACAAATCTATGAATAAAAATTTGAATTAAAAGGTTCTATAGGTTTCTTTTTTAAAACTCCCATCTGGGACCAGTAATTATCTTCTAAAAAAGTTTTAACTTGTTCTACTCTTACAGTTACTTCTTTATACATTGTAGAGTCTAACCACATCATCATACCTAACGCTGAAACTCTATCAAAGTTTCCATCAGGATTCCACATAATTAACTCAGTAATTATTGCAGGAGAATATATTGTTTCATATACTCTTGTTTCGGATTTATCCGATAGATTCTCTTGTAACCATGATTTAATCATATTTCTTGCTTCTGCATTTATCGTACCAGACGCGTTAATTCCTTTAGACGTATTAGTACCTGCTTTATAAGTATCTGCGGATCGTAATTGATAAGGTGTATCAGCGAGTAGATAAGTACATTTTTTAGAATCAAAATAATTGTAGAGACCGATAAGGTTCTTTTCATACATTGCGATCGCATTGTAATAGAGAAGTAATTTACGACATACTTCATAAAATTGTTTTGCTTCATTTGTTCTTCCTGTGTATTCTGCTACTATTTGTCGTGTGTATCTGTTCATTATTATGATACACGGAAGAGAATCAGTAGAGGATAAATCTTTGTCCACGACGTCTATTCCTGCTATATATACTCCTCGTTGTATTAGGCCGTCAGGTGATTTCTGTGGTTTAATCCATATTTCTACAGCTCCTTGTTTATCATCGTTTCTACTAAGAGGATATTTTCTAATTGGTTTAGCATCTTGCTCTGTGAAGAATTCTACCTCATTGTCTTTGTTAAATGACAAGTGCCCTTTAAAGCTAGCCTCCATGAATTTTCTATACTTACCTCCCTCGACTTCTGCAAGCTGTTCTTTCAGTTGCAGAGTCGGAAAGAAGGCCCCTTCTAGAACTAAGAACGCTTCACTTGGCACCATTGGGCCGTTTATGATTTCTGTTTGATATACCGTAGGGTCAGGAGATTTTTTAGCTAAGTCACGTTTATTTTCAATGTACATTTTAGCTAATAGTTCATCTGTGTCCATATTAGTGTTTTTCTTAAACTCATTAAGAGTTTTATAATACGGTACAAAGTATCCTATTTTACCACGGTTCTCGAATACATCATCAAATTCTATACAATTATAATCTTGTGGATTTCTAAATATTGTTTCAGCATATAATGCTGCTTTACCTGATACAAGTCCTCCCGTACCTAGTGCCCATATAACAAGATTCTTTTTTGCCTTTGACGCCTGTATCGCTTCAATGGCTCCCCAAGATTCTTTAATGTTATACATGAAACCTACCTCATCAAGGGTTACTAAGTTAGCACGAGTTCCGTTGGCTGCTAGTGGATTATCTTTAAATGTTCTATGGTACAACTTAGATTTAGATTTAGTTGCAGTGATATACTTATTCGCTGCTAGCGATCCAAAGTAACTAATCTCTAATGGTGACGGATATAATTCATCTCCCATCTCAAATCCTCCTGGCAATAATTCAAAAGCAGTCTTTACTTTTGCTACTAATGGCTCAGAGTATTTAGTATCGATTGCTCCGACAAGAGTTTCCGATGAAGTATATTCTTTTCTTTTCTTTCTCTCAATATAATCATCGTAGTCAGTGGCTCCGTCAAAAAGAAAGTTGTGGGCTATAATACCTGAAGTACCGTAGGATTTACCACCACCCCGACTCTGTATGGACATAAAATGTTGTGCAGAATTTTTATACAAAGGCTTTCCTAAATCTTTCCCGTGGTTTTTTCTCAGATATTCTCTGGCAGGAATATAGGTTTTTGTTTTTGCTTCAGCCTCTGTGATACGTTTTAGTTTAAGGGACAGTGCTAATTCTGGGCCAAACTTTCTATCACAAGTGTAAACATTATCATTTGTAAAACCTGAGAAACCACGGCATTCTTCATAAAGTAAAAATAACTCCCAATCTATATCTCGTAGGAAAGGCAATCCAAATGCTTGTGCTACTGATGTATCATCTTCAAATTGAATGTTATGGAAGTTGATATAGTAATACAGCGGGCCAGGCATCCATTTTCCACAAGACCAAAATCCTTCTACACATTTGCGTTTCTCACCACTCCAAAATGATAACCTGTCGTAGTATTGCAGATCAGGATGATAATTAGGAATCTCCTTTAATTTAAAATTAGAATTGTTTACTATCATAATATAGGCAATGGTAATACATCTTTTTTAACATCAGGATTTGCTAGTTCTTTTGAAGTAATTATTTTTAGATTTTTCATCGCTTTATTTTTTCTTTTAAAAAATCTTAGTTCTTGATTTACTTTAAGAAAATATCGGTTATTAAAATCTTTCTGATTTAATTCAGGAAATAAAGTATAATGAAAATTCCATACTTCGATATTGGTCATTACTGCTCCAAAATCTATTACTAGTTCTCCTTTATTAAACGCATCAAAATATAGTTTATTTACTTTCATAGCATTGCTGGCCATTTACCTAAAGGACAAGAAGACTTTAAGGATCGAGTTTTAACTGTTAGTACACATCCACATTCTCCACAACAGTTTTTTACTGCAGGAAAATTTTTACAATGCATTTGTTTCTTAGGACAACTATGGCAGATAACCATTCTATCCTCTGCGATCAATTCTACTGCCTGGTTTTTCAGGGCTAAATTAACAGCTCCTTCAAGAATCTCTTTTCTGTGTTTCCAAATTTCTGCCATCATATCTCATCGTCATCTGATAACGAGTTAATCTTCTTACCTCGTTTAGTTACTTTTTCTTCTTCATAGTCTTTCTTAACTTTCTTGTAATCTTCGAACATCTTTGGCGTGTTAGCTAGCATCTTATCTATTTTAACTAATTCATCAATATCTCCTTCTTGTAGAGCTCTTGTGTATAAGTCTTTAATAGAACTATCACGCATGTTCATAATCTCACCCCAGTTAATCAAAGCTCTTTCTGCATCTGAAAGTACTAAATTTTTATATATCTCAATTTGTTTTTTAATCCCTTCCCAATTAAATTTAGGGTCTTTCAAATAATCTTTAGCTAAGATTTCTAATTTATTAGGTAGGTTAATAAATTTACTCTCAGGATTAAAAGCAAAATAGATAGCCCACATAATGCGTGAACTATCTTCTTTCTTTTTAGATTTATCCTTCTGATAAATTTGTGTGAGTTCTTCTATGATTAATAACTCTGGATATAATTCCCAAAAGTTATTTTCCTGTATTCCCCTCATGGTCTCTTATTTTTTGCCATAGTTGCTCATAAGGCATAGTACATACAAACTCTGCTGCGCCTATGTAAATTGTAGAATAACCTTTATTCCATAAGCAAGGACTAATAGCATCTATTGTATAAAACGTTGTTGTATACTCAGAAGTGCTATCTTGATTGTAAAGAATATTAAGTGTTATGTTCATTGTTCTTATTTTTTAAATGATAATTAGCATGTTTTATTTGTCTAGGAGCAGGAATAAATTTACCAAAGTTATCTATGTGTATTACAGGAAACTTTTCTATGTCGTATAAACCATTAGTTTTCTTTTCACTGTTGCTTATAACCTCAGCTATTTTTCCTCCTAATAAATTCCATATTTCTTCTGCCTGGTTAATATTAATCCCATGGTGTCTTGCAAGTTCAACTAATATTTCTCTTTGTCTAGTCATTAGGTAATGATATAGAAATATCCCAATCTTCTTCTTCAATCACAGGTGCTTGTGAGGCATCGTGTTTATATTCTGTTGGTGGTGTGGGTTCTCCTCCAAATACAAAATCCTCAACTCTTTGCCCTTGCTCTTCTACTATTTGCTCACTAAGTGTTTCCGTGAAAGACGGTTCAGGAGTAGTAGGCTTAGGAACTACTTGGGTCATTACGAAATTTACCTCAAATCTAAAGCCTTGGTCATCTGGTTTAAACTTTAACTCTGGATGAATAAAATTATTCTCATCTATTAAAGGTTTGCCCATGAAAGATTTCTTATCACTTTTTAATCTAGATAGAATAACATTAAACTGTTTCTCTTCCATATTAAGAAGTTCTCTAATTTCTTTTCGCATATCCGTAGATAGAATAAATTTAGCGCGTTTGTCTTGTGGCAATGCTTCATATTCATTGTCAAGTCTAATCAACTCAGCCAGTATATCTCGCTCCTGTGGAGTAAGATTAAGCATGAAGTTCATGAAGGCTAAGATCTGACGATAAATCTTACTCTGATTCGTCGGTAACGAAATTATTTTCTGTTGCTTCATCTTTAATTGCTTTTTGAATCTCAGCATCTGTAGATAGCATCTTAGCTACTTCATACCAAGAAATTAAACATCCTTGTATTAGATGACTCATTACGTCAAGTATAACATAATACTCCATGTTTTTCGCGTCAATGTTGTCAGGTCTAGGATATCTAAACTGTTGGATATCTCTTTCTCCATATCCTAATTCTTTTACTTTGATATCTACAATCCAACCTTTCACGGGTTCCTCTTGATTGCCGAAGAAAATATCATCAGTAGGATAAGAATTGTATCCAAATTGTAAACCTTGTGCAGCTGACTTCTCTGTCGCATGCATAAAACTCATCGCCATTATTTCTTTAGCGATTTTTAATTTCTCCGTTGTTCCCATTTTCTAATTTAATTTTTAAAGTAAACACGGGAGGAGTACTAGAGTCGATTAAATATTCTACTAAGAATCTTTTGTTATAATCTTTGCAGAATGATTTAAAACTTTTTTTAATACTCTTCTCCCTTTTAAATAGTTCAAGTAAATCTCTTGATATTAATTCCCCTAATACCATCAGTAGCACTCAAATATATCTAATGAAATCTGAAACAATCCTCTCTTGATAGATATAATAATTCCTCTTGTTTTAAGAGAGCCTATCATTTTCTCAAGAGCAGGACGAGAGATACTCAAACAATCACAAATAGCTGTCTTATTAGTATTATCTGCGTACCACTCGTTAGTCTCTTTATTCATTTGACTCATTATGTGATATAAAGCATGGAAACTTCTGTCGTTGGACTTCAGAAGCAAACTATCTTGTACATCTAAATGAGCGATTATCATAGTGCAAATATATAAAAAATATAATAAGTTATTAAAAAAATAATTTTATTATAAAATATTTATATTCTTTAAAGGATCAGCAACTCCTGTGAGAGGTTTTTCTTCTTGTACTTTTGTTACTGCAGGAGGATGCCCTGTGAGTGTACTAATGATTTTTCTTCCTTTGCAGACGGAGCATTGTACTTCAGGCATATTTATATACAAATCACTTCTAACTCTTCCTTCTCCTTTACATACTGGACATGATTGCCACATAACTTTCTATCTTAAAAATGGATTAAACACATTGAATACTTCTTTATCTATCGTCTTGCGCTTACGTGCTAAAAATGGATTCATCATATAGATTACTCTAACTTCTCCTGCAATGTTTCCTTTGATTTGATAAATAACTCCTGCTTTCATAAGTTTCTGTAGTAACTTAATAAATGTAGACTTTGAAGAATATCCTAGGAATTTTTGCAGACTTTCATTGCTGTGAGGCTGTGGGCCGTTGTAGACTATGTTAAGCGGCGTTTTTAAATCTGTTGTCATCATTAAAACATTATTCATTTCTGTACGAGATAATATCTCTGACAAATAATTTACCGTCTTGCAATCTAATACTACATAGTCATCTGAAGTTATTACTACATAATTCCCTTCTTCAGTAACTGTCACTACCATTTTATCTTTACGCAATTCAGAAGTAAGTAATTCTCCTGTGGCAGTATTTACATACTTGCTTAAATCGAGGTTGACTTTTTTCTTGTCAGACGCTCTTACTATTTTATTCCCCATATTATGATTTTTGACAAATATACGAATAATTATCTATTATACAAATATTATCATAAAATGGCTCCAGGTGTCATTTTTAACACCTGTAGAGGGTTATAGGTGTTATTTTTAACACCAGTGCAAAATCGCTGAGAAGCAGTAGCAGTCTACGGTACAGACGATTTTTTTCAATTTCACGCTTATTTATTATTTGGGAAAGAAAAATCTATATAATAAATGTCCAGTTTTCTGAACAATAAACTAGACATTTTAACCTCTGAGAAGTCTGTCTGCATAATGTAATATACAAAACTACCTGTCACAATTTATAGTAAATGTGTGACAAATAATTCTGTCGCAATTTTAGCATAAATATGCGACAAAATCTCGTCTCAGATTTAGTTTAAAAATGGGACAAAAATTACAGGATCGCAAAGTCTGCAAAGTCTGCAAAGTTTTCAGGCTATAGACTTAAAATAAGAGGTAAAATTTAAGCTTATAACCTTAAAATATAATATAGGTGCAACACTAAAATATAATATACCCCCATGATTTATATAAAATAGTAACAAGCCCCCCTGTCAAATATCCCCCGTGTAATCGTAATAAAGCCGATTAACGTATGGTAGAATTACAAGTGGGGTCTATATATATAAAATTTTTTTAGAAGTTATATGAGGTGGTGAGAGTGGTTACTAGCACCGTCAACCACCCCTCCTAAATCTTGGACGGGCGCTGTTGCCCCCCATAAAATAAAAAATATGAAAAGTTTAAGATTTTACAAAGCAATGGAAGTAGAAGTTCCAGTTTGGAACGGAGATGAGCGCACAGGAGAAACAGAAATGCGTGTTACTGTAATCTTCCAAGAATCAGTAGCAGGACGAGGCGGTTTCCAACAGAATAGATACGGCAGTTTTATGGCTGTGCGTGGATACACTGTGGAGCAAGTTAACGCAGACTTCACTGCGGATGAAGACCTGAGTGAGGAATTCGCACTCGAAGAGCGCGAAGGTACCAACTTCTGCAAGGTAGTAGCACTGTAAGTGCTACCCCTTCGGGGGTTGTATCTCACAAGATAAAGACTTGTTATCATTAGATAAAGACCTCACTAAATACTTTAAGTAACATTAGATAAACTATTGATATTTAAGTATTTAGTTGGGGTAAATGTGCTGTCTAACGACTCTTCTCGTGAAATTAAATCTCACGCTCATATACCATAATACATCAGATTATAAATATTATGGCTTAATATATGCTCTCATCCAAGCAGGTAAGGTTGGGCTACTAATAGATCTCGTCAGTCTATTACCGTGGGCACTTAATGGAATGACTACATCCACAAGGGTTGCAACCTTGTGAGAGTACGAAGGTAGGAATATGATATTAAACCCACTACGTGCGAAGTAACACTGACTTGGTAATAAAATAGTACTCAGCTATTCTATTACTATAAGTTAAGAGCTATAGGGTAATATTACTGTAGTAAAGTGACTATAAGCCTGAGAAACTTATAAAAGCTTTACTACTTTTATTAATGCACCATTTCTACTTCCCAAGGGTAGACAGTTGTAATGAAACAATTGAAAAAAATATGCTACGAGGTTTTTATTGTACTTCATATGACTAGCAGATTACAACTGAGTGCAGAGGGGTTATATACATCATGGTTGTGATAGGAAGACTGAAGCTTAATAAGGGCCGATCTTCACTGAAATGTAGTCAGACCTCTTTTACATGACCAAGTTTGTAAAAGAAGGCTATTGTAAGGAGCTACTACCTATTACAACTGTGGTGTATTTATTATTTAATAACTTTAAAACTAAAACTTATGTCAAACAAAGTGTATTGGACTATGAAAAATGGTCAAAAGATTGATGTTGATACAATGGATATCAATCATTTACGTAACACTCTTAAAATGATTATTCGTAATCAAGTAAGAGTAAAAGTATCTGCACCTGTGAAACCAAAATTCCAAATTCAAGGTGAAATGGCAAATAATTTTCTTGAGCAAATGCTTGAAGAAGATTATTATGATCCACGTGATGATTTTAATGAATTTTAATCTTAATATATCATGGTTATAACAGTGAATTGTATGTTAGCAATTTAATAGTATTCGAGTCTGAATACAGCTGTTATAACTATGTTGTATTTACTAGTTTTTGTCTATAATAGGGATTATGCTATAATTCCTAGTTGCTTTTTTAAATTGTTTATTTGTATATTTACCTTAAAACTTAGAAATCATGGATGAACCTATGTACATGTATGAGACAACCATCGAACTGGAAGATGGTTATGCAATTAAAATAACAACTGCGGGACCTCCTGACGCAGAAGAAGAAATTACTGATTTTCTTTATCAGGTTCATCAATTTGGACAAGAAGATAAAAGTAAATACTTCACTAAATTAATAGAAGACTTTAAAGAAGACTCCAAGTATTTCACTCTTGCTAATAGAGCAAGAAGATATGCTGAAGATTATTCATAATCTGATTGACTAATAGCTATTTTTCGTTTCTTTAGTTTTATGGTTATAGTAGTAGTAGGTTAGGTGGCGAGTAATGTCGTCTGCTATTAGTCAAACAAGCCTGTGAGTTTTTCATATTTCTCACAGGCTTTTCTTTTGTAAGTTTTAAAGGGGAAACTCTGGGAAAATAGGTCTACTGACATCTTCCTATAAGTACCAGAGTTTTTATTTTAACTATCATATTTAATTTCTTTTATTAGCCAATTACTGATTAGCATCGTCGAAAAAATATCAGTAGGCAACTTCATTTATTATGCTCTAAATAAATGATTTTATAGACTTTATAAGTCTGATTGCTGAGCACAAGTGTATATTTTATTTATCTATTAAAAAAACAAATTATGAAAAGTTTAGTATTAGAATCAGCAAAAGGTGTTAGAAACGGAAAAATCCAATTGTGTTTTTCTCAAATTGTTGAAACAGGAAGAACAAATTCTTCTGTATTAGGATTGTTAAATGCAAGTGACGAAAGATTTGCACAACAAAAACCACGTTATGCATGGATGACAGCAGAACCTGCTGATGTTTTAGTTCAATTTGGTATTGATGTATCTGGTCTTGCTGAAGGAGATGTTCTTGAAATAGGAATGGTTGATCCACGATTAGCATCTAATCCTGATGTAGCATTGAATCTACAAATTGTAGAAACTACAGAAGGCAGTGAGTACGATGTAGCTAATTTCGAAACACGTGCAAAACGTGCTGGTAAAGATGGTGATTTCATTCTTTCAGAAGGTAAGTATATCTATGTGAATACTACAATTGTTGCAGGAGCACCTGTACACAAAATTTTCACAGAAACAACTCGTGAGAGTAAAGCTACTGATTTAATCAGCCAGGCTTTGGGAGAATAATCTTCTGATGAATAGGAATAGTAGTCTATGATGGCTACTATTCCTTTTTTACAAACCCTTTAATTGAAAATATTATGTCAAAAATTAACACACGTCCAAGAGTACGTATGGATGAATTAGGTATTTACCTAACAGCAATTGAGGCTGAATTTAAACCTAAAACAACTGCAGAAAGAGCAGATTTAATTACTATGAACTTTAATGTTCTTTGTCTTGTAGAAGATATAGAACATTATGAAGAGTTTTATCATCATTTACCTGAAGAAATAATGAGGGAAGATTATGAATTAGATTCTCGTAGAGAATTATATTTTCAAAGTATAAATCGTTCAAATCCTTTTTATTAACTAAATTTAAAATTATGAATATTAAAAAAATGATTGCTGAAGTGCAGAAATATTTCATGGATAAACTATTGTCTAAAGATTTCAAAGTATTAGCGATAAGTCAACATACTATTACTATATCCATTGATGAGTACGTTTTCACTCTTTGGATTTCTAATGGTTCCTCTTTTTTAAATTTTCATGGAACAAATACCATGATAATGCCTGATTTAAGTACAGAACAAAGATTATCATTATGGCCCTATATTGAAGGATTAAAAATTCAACAAGCTGATAATATAAAATTGCACAGAATAGCGGATTTAGAAAGAGAAATTGAACAATTAAAATCTACTTTATGAAAGCAAATATTATAGGCATAAATGGTAGAATTAATCATGGAAAAGATGAGGTAGCGAAGATAATTCAATACCTCACTTTTATTAATTCTAGAAAAGAATTTAACAACTATTGTACTTATGATTATTTTAAGAATAGTAGTCTTACTATGGTGTCTCCTTGGCAAGTAAAGAAAATGGCTTATAAACTCAAACAAATCGCTAGTATATTATTAAATGTTCCTGTTGCTAAATTTGAAGACAGAGATTTTAAAGATAGTATATTAGGACCAGAATGGGATACTTATTCTATGTTGAAGGTAGAGACAGATCATGGATGGTTTAATAGACAAAATCTTAACCAAATGACTGTAAGAACTTTCTTGCAAAAATTGGGCACAGAAGCTATGAGAGAAGGTTTACATCAAAATACTTGGGCTAATGCATTTTGGTCTGATTTTGATGAAGATAATGATCATTGGCTTATTACTGATATTAGATTTCCTAATGAATATGAATCTGTAAAAGATCGTAATGGAATTGTAATTAAAGTTGTTAGAGACATAGAAATTCCTAAACACGAGCATGAATCTGAAACTGCTTTAGATAGTTATAGATTTGACTATGTTATTGATAATAGCAAAGACATAAATCATCTAATATCTGAAGTAGAGACTCTTTTAAAAGATCTTAAAATTATTTAAAAATTATGTTGTTATCCCTTGAGAAAGGAGTGCTAGTTTTATTAATTAATTAAATATTTATAAGACAGATTTTTACAGATATGGCATATAACATATAGGAATTCTCACCCTCAAGCTTATTCCCACCATTCCCTGAGCAATCAAAGTGGTGGGTTAAGATAAAAAAATCGTAGTAGTTGGATAATGTTCAACTATAAAAGGTGTGTAATGATATCAACACCACAGGTTAAACGATGTCCCGTTGACGGTTCGGAAAGACGAGCAACATAGTCAGGTGGCGGAATGGTAGACGCTAATTGAAATGCACATTATAGAGCAAGATAGATACCAGCTAAGTAATGTCTTATGCCTCAGGGTACTGGGTCTTAATAATGGAGATTGTAGAAATACAAGTATGTTGCTCATACAGGTTCAAGTCCTGTCCTGACTACAAAAAAATGCTATTGTGGGAGTGACTTACTTCAACCCTCTGACAACCAGGAAAGACTGGTATTTGGTGAGATGGCGGAATGGTAGACGTTATGTGAGATGATAGTAGTTGCTACAAAGTTAAGGGTACGTGTAGTGGACACTTGAAAACATACTAAAGCACCACCTTAATGTGTGCATACAGGTTCGAATCCTGTTCTCACCACAGCAGTCGTTTGATGTCTGATAGTACAACGACATCCATTGGAAATTCGGGCAGTTTCACGAATGGGGGCGCAAGATAAAAAAGGGATACTTGCAATAGTGAAGTGCCAAAAACACGAGAAACGAGACATAGGGGTGATCCTGCGTTGGCTCCAAATCTTCACTTTTTTTCTATTAATTTAAAACTTAAAATTATGTTGTACAAATTTGACAAAAGGCGTATGGATTACGTTTTGGCTAAAGACTATTTTGTAAAAATAGTAGTAGGTATAATAGCGTCATGGCTAATAGTTTTTGGATTGACTTCTTATAATCAATCAACAAAACTGAATTCGATCAAGTATATCACCGAAGAAACTAGATTATTAATTCTTAACAATGAGAATAAATTTTCTGAGGAAAAATTAAAAGAGGCGATACTTGCATTGAATATTAAATTTCCACATATAGTTTTGGCTCAAGCAAAACTTGAATCTGGGCACTTTAAATCTAAGATTTTCAGAGAGAATAATAACTTTTTCGGGATGAAAGTCGCTAGATGTAGACCTACTACTAATAAAGGAGAACAAAATGGTCATGCGTATTTTGATACGTGGAAAGATTGTCTTGTAGATTATGCATTTTATCAAGCTGCATATCTCCATGACATTAAAACAGAGGATCAATATTTGGCTTATCTAAAAGCTAATTATGCTGAGGATCCTAATTATTTTACTAAACTTTTAAAAATTATTAAAAAATGAAAAAACTAGCTCTAATTTTCTGTTTACTTATAGGCATATTAGCTTGTAAAAAAGAAGAAATCAAAAAGGAAAACTGTAATTGTGGTAGAATACTATCAGATGACGTTACTAATTACTCAATAAAAGTAAGAAACAATTGCACTGGAAATGAAAAAACTTTTACACTACAAGAAGGTGATTGGATGAACGCTTATGTAGGAAGTGATATATGTTTAACTAACGAACCAACATGGTAATTATGAAAAAAATAATCTTAACAGCAATAATATTGCTAAGTTTTAAAGTTCAATCTCAAAGTAGATTGGGTTTTTCTTATTCTGAAATTCTAACAGAATTTAAAGCAAAATATGAATACACAACAGGTTATTCTGAAGATTTAGGTAAATACCTTAGATTCGATATGTTAACTGCTGATGTAACTTATTATTTTAATCAAGAAAACAGTTGTTATACTGTAATTCTTATTCCTGATTCTGAAGAAGATATGCATAGTTATGTTGAAAAATATAACAGCAAATACACTATTATAGACGATGCTAATTGGAAAGCTTATAGTAATGGTTCAGTAGTTAATATTGAATTATTATATGCTGAAAATGGTGGATATTTCTTTTTATTTTTTTAAATATTAATATTATGAAAAACATACATTTATTACCCACAGAAAAGCCAAGTAGGCTATTTAAAACTAATAGCGATAAATTAGTTTTTGATAAAGTTAACCCACCGATAATTTGCAAAACAGCTCAACATATCTACATCACTTCTGATGAAGAAATTAAAGAAGGAGATTGGTTTATTTGTGGCAGTGAAATTTTAAAATGTACTAAAGCTTATTCTTTAACATCAACATCTTATGTTAAATGTAAAAAAGGAGACTGTAGTGTCGAAATATGCAAAAAAATCATCCTAACAACAGATGAGCAACTTATCAAAGATGGTATACAACCTATTGATGATGAGTTTTTAGAATGGTTTGTGAAGAACCCAAGTTGTGAGAGTGTTGATGTGAAAAAACAATACATAACACCTTTAGGTGATGTGGTTGATTTTTGCTATGACAATGAGAGATTAAATTACAAAATCATTATTCCACAAGAAGAACCTAAACAAGAAACGGTTGACGAAGCTGCTATAAGAAAATTTAAAGAATTGGAAGAAGGAACTTGGCTGTCAACATTTAAACGTGGTGCTAAATGGCAATCTGAAAGAATGTATAGTGAGGAAGATATGAAAGATTATGCTTTAAAATGTGTATCAACTTATCTTTTTAATGGAGATTTTATTTCAGACAATTTAAGAATCCCTATTGTAGAAAATAACAATAAACAATTTGAACAATTTAAAAAGAAGTAGTATGAAAAACATTCACGTATTACCAACAAATAAACCAAGTAGATTTTGTATTAAAGTTACCGATGGATTTCAAGGATATGATTTCCATCTATACGATGCAAGAAAATTAAACACATGGTATAAACCACAGTACCTCTACATCACTTCTGATGAAGAAATTAAAGAAGGAGATTATGTTTATAGTATAAAACAAGGTTACAACATTCAAAAAGTTTCTAAAGGGCTTGTTAAATCATATCAAGAAGTTGAGCATTATAAAAAAATCATTCTAACAACAGACCAATCATTAGAGGGTGTACAAGCTATTGATGATGAGTTCTTAGAATGGTTTGTTAAGAATCCTAGTTGTGAAGAGGTTGAGGTTACAAGAGATTTTGCAGATGAAGGTATTAAAGGTATTACTTATTATGGTAAATATTTTATCATCATCCCACAAGAAGAACCTAAACAAGAAATTTGGAAGAACATTCCTAACTATGAAGGGTTATACCAAGTTAGTAATTTTGGTAATGTGAAGTCTTTAGAAAAATATGTAAAAGGTAAAGTTGAAAATAGATTACAAAAAGAAAACATACTTTCAAAAAGATTAGTTGGAAATTTAGGAAATCAATATTATGCTGTGACTTTGTGTAATAACAAAGATAGAAAGCAAATTAAAGTTAGTGTATTAGTTGCTATGGCTTTTCTAAATCATACACCAAATGGTTATGTTGGATTTACTGTTGACCATATAGATAATAATCCATTAAACAATAATGTAGATAATTTACAAGTAATAACTAAAAGAGAGAATTCTTCTAAAGATAGAAAAGGTATTTCTAAATATACAGGTGTTACTTTTAATAAAAAATCAAATAAATGGAGAAGTCAAATATGGATTAATGGCAAAAATAAAACATTAGGAAGTTTTGATGATGAATTAGAAGCACATAGAGCATACCAAAAAGAATTACAACAACATTTAAAATCTTAATAATGAAAAATAAAGAAACACTTGAAGAAGCTGCTGCTAATCTTGCAGATCCTAATTTATGTAAAACAGATAATTGGATAGCTGGTGCTAAATGGCAAGCTGAAAGAATGTATAGTAGACAAGACTTAATTGACTTTGTTTATTTCATTAATGGTAAACATTTTAATAAATATACAGTAGATACTGATGAAGTAGATTTATTTATTGAACAAGTTAAAAAGAAATAGTATGGAGTTTTATAAAGTAGTAATGATTATAGTACCCTTATGGGGTATAGCTTTCACATTAAAAGAGATTTTGGAGCAACTAAAAAATAAATAGTATGAAAAAGTTAATAGTTTTAGATTTTAAGACAGCAGAAGTACATGTTTATCAATATGATGAAAATGTATGGGAATCTCCTGAAGATTTTACTGATAAAGATGGAGCTTATGTAATAACTGAAAGCTGCCAATGGATGGTTGTTACTGATTTAAATATACAAATACATTAAAGTATGAAAAATTTACCAACAGCAGAAGAATGGTTAAAACATTTTGAAGAAAATGCATATCCGAGTACTTCTATATCAGAATGTATGATTGAATTTGCTAAACTTCATGTAGAAGCTGCATTAAAAGAAGCTAGTGAGAAAGCTACCTGGCAAAATGAATCATTTGATACATATTTTGGA